ATCTGGATGGGGGATGTGACTTTCAATGTGCAATTTCTGCACAAATCTGCATTTATCTTCTTGAACGTCTCGCAGGTGTACGGGCCTTTAGTGTCGTTGGCTTTCTTCTCAGTGGCCTCGGCGTTGTACTCGGGATGCTTCTTGGATATGTTGTGTATGGCTTTATCACGGTCTTCGCAGACTTGTGCAATCGACAGACCGGCACGCCACAGGGGTTCGTCAAGCTCGTGCTGGTTTGTGTAGATATGTGCAATTTGTGCACAACCTTCGCCTTCCAAGGACTTAATCAGGATGGTCTTGAACTTGGAGACGTAATTACCCATGAGGGCTTTTGTCGTCGGATCCATCTGCCGCTTGAACTGCTCCCGCCGCATTGACGCAAGGATGCCTACCGACGGGGCAAGGATGGCTTTTATCTTCTCATTACTTATCAGGGGTGCTAGGTGTAGCACCTCAACGGGAATGGGGTTCTCAATATCTTTAACGTGATTACTGTACGGAACACGTAGGACCCGTGCCGCATCTGCGGGCACTGTATGGTCAATAGCAAACTTGTGCTCTACGCACAGCTCTTTAAGTTGTTCTGCGTGGGGTTTCCAGTCGGCCCTGTCCATGGCCTCTTCAAGAATCCAGTACACGTGCGCACCGCGTCCTGAACGTAGGATGGTCGGGCGTGGGAGCTTGACCGTCTTACAGAAATCTTTTAGTGCGACTAGTCCTTCTTCCAGCGTGGGGTATGGCTTGCCGTCCCCGCAGTCCAGATCAATGAAAAACGATTTAAGCGATATCGCGTTGGTAGCAAACCGCCCGTTCTTAGCTGGGCCGTACTTTGCCAGCCCAAAAAACGAGTTGTAGTTGTCACCCTGAAGCTCGTCTGATCTGTCACTTATCCCCTGTATTGATGTTGTGAAACTTTGCCGAACTAAGTCTTTTCCGTCCGAACTTTTTTTGTTGCCAAAGTTGCAGTAATGTTCCCCCTCTTCCAGTGGGGGGAGCACCAGTGCGAGGAGCTCATTCCTCGTTATCATTAGCCGCCCTTCATTGCCGTCAATAAGAAAGAGAAGGCAGGGGTAATGACGGCGTTTACCCTTTTCGGGTGCGCTCCCTAGCCTCTCTTAATCGTTACGTGCTCAGCTTTTCCACCAGCTTGAGCATTTTGTCCTCGTGTGCCGTAGGCACCTTGGACTTACCGTTAAACCAATTGTAGACAGTCATACGGGACACCTTAAAAAACTCGGCCACCTCTTGCGCAGAGATGTTGTTCTGGATGCACACGACAGCCAGACGTACGCCGAGTTTGCTTTGATCACCCGCCTTGACCGCTTCAACAAATTTAGTTGAGTATCCACGGTTCATGGCTGTTCCTTATTCGTCATCCCACTCATCAAGAAGGCTGTTGAGATCCTTTTTGGGCGCAGGAGCTTCTTCTTTCTTGGACTTGCGCTTGATAGGTTCTTCAACGGGAGCTGCCTCTTCTTCCTCTTCGACTTCCTCAACGACCGCAGGACTTGCGATTGCCTTTGGGGGTTTTGAGTCTACACCATCCATCTGAGCAACCGTCATAGTGATTGCCTTAATTGCGGAATCCGTCTTGCCCTGCTCCATCGCTGCTTCAAACTCATTCGTCTCCAAGAAACGAGCGGGCTTGAATGTCAGCTTGGGCGTGGACGAGTCCGTATCAAAGCGCATCTCGGTAACAACTGCCGTGATGGGTACACCCTTACTACCCAACATACGGGCGTAGGTCTGCAAGGGCCATTTTCCAGGCTCGCCCTCACCAAAGATCGACTGGGATGGAAGTGTCAACTGATAAACATCTCCATTGATGTCGTTCTCAAGCACAACTGCCAAGCGCTGGCTGAAGCGGCATGCACGAGAGTCGCCTTGCCCAGACCCCTTGACATTCTGCGGACAGGTTGCGCAGGTCTTGGACTGTGGGTTAGCTGCCTTTGCATCGGGCTTATCGCCATCAGCGGACCAGCAGTCAGGGGCAGACGCCACACCCTTTTTGTATACACCCGCGTAGAACGTACGGGATACCTTGGGTGCAGCGGCGACAACCACTACGTTCATAGAACGCTCTTCATTGCGGGCAACTTCATTGCCGTTGACCATCATGCGCCAAACGCCACCCTCAATAGAGATACGCTTCATTCCACCTGTGCCGCCACCCATAAGGGCTTTGGTAGTTTCATCAAGCCCCTCAATCTTACGCAGGTGAGCGGGCAGGTTTTTAAACAATGCGATGTCAGACATCGTTACTTCCTCCTTACGGTTACGGTGTATTTGCTATCGACCTGCAAGCCTGGGGGCAAAAGGTCTGGGTTTTCCTCAAGGAACGTAGACATGTTGGTCTGGGAGATACGCTTCTCCAGCAGCTCAAGCGTGCCCTGCTCTTTAAGAAATTCGTGGAATGAGTGCCAGTCGTTAGTCCAGTAACGCTTGGCAAGCTTGCGGCTCACCGTACCGAACTCAGTACGTAGACTGTCTGCACCCGTCTCTTTACAGATGTTGAGGAGCTCTGACTCAATCAACTCCAGAGACTCTTTCAACTCGTTGTCTTCTCTTTCGTACTCTGTTGCTAGCTCTTTGCGCTTGTCCCTGATGCGGACGTACGCCTTTACCAGCTTGTCTGCTTTTAAGTCCATGTCACCCTCCTATTAGTATTAACGACTACAACCAAATTCTACAACCATACTTTTACATTGTCAATCATCCTCCAGCAGATTTTTGTAGAGCTCAACCATCTTGGTGTGGATGTCCACCTTCGATCTCAGCATGGCGTACATCTTCCGCTCTACTGGGGATCCTTGTAGGTGCACCACGGTGCAGGGGTTGCGTTGCCCTGCTCGGTGCACACGGGCGTTAGCTTGTAGGTACGTCTCCACGGACATTACTGGAGACCAATAAACCACCACGTTCGCGGCGTGTAGCGTAACACCGTGTGAGGCAGCTTGTGGCTGGATGACCAGCACGCGTGGGTCAGGCTCAGTCTGGAAGCGATTAAATATCTCAGTGCGTCTATTTACTGGCACTGCGCCATTGATGACCTCGTTGGTGTACCCACTCTTAGTAAGTTCTTCGTGGATGATCTCGATGGCGTGCCGGTATGGCACAAACACGATGACCTTGTGGCTCGCCTCGTCTATGACCTCCTTAAGCGCCTGCATCCTAGTAGACGCATCGAACGCCACCACTTCTCCAGTATCCGAATAGACCGCGCCCCCTGAAAGCTGAAGGAGTTTGTTCAGGTTAGCCGCTGCGTTGACTGTTGTGATCTCTTCTCCAGCAGCGACTGTCACCATGTGCTTGCGTAGCGTCTCGTAGTATTCGGTTTGCTGAGGGGTAAGCGGAACGTCTCGTGTGGTGTAGGTCATGTCTGGTAAATCCAGACACTCTTCTTTTGTAAACCGGATGGCGGGTTGTAGGACGCGGTGCACAATCTCTTCTGCGCGTGGGCGGGGTACCCACTTAAAGTCGGTCAGCTTCTGCATCACCATGTCGCGGAATGACCCATAAAACTTAGGCACACCTGTGGGGTTGATGATCTTGGCTAAGCCGTAGGCATCGGTAGGTTCTTGTGATGCGGGGGTTCCGGTCATCATCCATACCCATGTGCTTGGTTTGATGATGGAGTTAAGTGTCTTCCATCTTCTTGTAGAAACAGTTTTGTAGGCGTTAGCTTCGTCGGTCACCACCAGGTCAAAGTCGTTCTTCACCACAGCATCTTTGATGATCTGTAACCCGTCGAAGTTACAGATGACGAACTCAACGTCTGACTCAACGACAGCGATGCGTTTGTCGCGTGAGTAACTGTGTGCCACCCCCACCGTGCGGTGCATTGCGAACCTGAACAAGTCGTTGACCCATGCAGACTGCATGATAGATAGAGGGCAGAGCACCAGCACCCGCTTGATAAACCCAAGCTGCATGAGATAGTCAGCAGCCCAGATGACTGAGCCCGTTTTACCGGTGCCCTGCTCGTTAAACACAAACGCTCGTCGATGCAGGGTAAGAAATGCCGCCGTTGTCTTCTGGTGTTCAAAAGGTTTGTAGAGCCCAGGCCACGTGTAGTTGGCAAGGATCGGTGAAGGCACGTTCTTAATGCGTAGGTTCTTGAGGACTTGTGCTTCTTCTAGCCCCCACTTTACTAGCACCTCGCTATCACTGATCAGTTTGCTTTTTGGGATGACCGCTGCTATTCGCTTTGGCTCTTTTACTTTTAGTAGTAACGCTTTGTTATCTATTATTTTCAC